CGAGTCTCAGACGCTTATGAGGATGTACCAGTCGAGGAACGATGTAAATAAGTATACGATTAATGTATTAGGGAACGGAAAATACCCCATTGTAGGAAAGTCTGAGAGTATTTTCTATGCTCGTATTAAAGACGAAATGTCGCTTAGGGGAGTTTCCCTATGATAGAATCGGTTATCGAGCTTCAAGTTATTTGTCGTATCCTTGAGAGCAAAAATCAATACGAAGTAGATCGACTTTGCGGGTACGACGATTCGTATTATTCTGTTCTTCAAGATCAAATTGACTTCATTCTAGATCATAGGGAAAAGTTTGGCACAGTCCCAGACCCCCTGACGTTCCAAGCTCAGTTCGAAGACTTCGAGCGCGTAGACGTAACCGAGTCTCTTGAGTATCTAGAAAACGGGCTTAAGCGAAACAAACAGCTTATTCTATTTAGGCAGACCTATAACAAGCTAGCTGATCTCGGATCTTCTGACGTATCGGTGGCATGGGAGTATCTTTCACAACAGTGCGACAAAGCTGCAAATCTTGGATCTAACAAGCCGCTAGACGTTGTAGAAGACGCAGAAGAGCGCGCACAGAAGATCATCGATTACAACAACCAGTCTCGTATTCCTACGGGTTTTAAAGAAATAGACGAGCTTATGTACGGCGGTCTGTCTACGGTAGAAGAGTTTCTACTCATTGTTGCTCGAACAAACTCTGGTAAGTCTTGGATATGCACGAAGATGATGGAAAGCGCGCAAAAAGCCGGTTATCCAGTTCTGTTCTACAGCCCCGAAATGCAGTCTTGTTATATCGGCGCTCGTTTCGACACCTGGCGGGACCACTTTAAGAATTCAGACATTTTCCGAGGCCGTTATACGGACGATTATCTCAGTTACTTGAAGAAGCTCTCTAAAGAAGAGACTCAAGCTTTGGTAGTCGAAGACGCAGACATGTCAGAGGGCAGGACGACAGTTCGAGGGCTAGAAGCTTTAGTTAAAAGATATCATTCTAAGCTACTCATCATTGACGGTCTTTCGTACATTGCGTCAACGTCTAAATACTCGAACGAGTCAATCAGATATAGAGATATCTGTAATGACTTGTTTCGGCTTTCTAAGAAGTATGGATGCGCGGTTGTAGTTACTGTTCAAGCTAATAGAGAGAGTCGAGAGAACAGAGACGACAACGGACAAGTATTCCCCGACCTCTATAACATTTCAGAAAGTGACCACCCAGCACGCATTGCGACGCAAGTATTTGCTCTTCGACAGCTTTACGAAAGCCATATGATTCAATTCCGTCTCGAGAAGTCTCGAAACGCACTGAATGAGAGGCCTGTACTTTCTTATCGCGTTGACTTCAACGAAGGAAAAGTAGAATATGCCCCCGACGGCACAGACAGCCCCGAGGGAGAAGAGTTTTCTACTCCAAACGTATCGAACGCAATCGTTACAAATCATATATCTGAGTCCGAGACCCCTCAGTTAGAGGAATATCAAAGCGAGTCCGTCGAAGACGATGATGACTACGATGACGTCGAGTTCTAAGCGAGGGTTGAATTGGCTTCTGTCGAAGACGTTGTTGACAAGCTAGACGAGTTCGGCCTTATTAGGAAATATAGAGTAACCAACGGCTGGTATCGAATATACTGTCCGTTTCACAACGACGGAAACGAAAAGAAGCCTTCATGCGGCGTTCTGTTGCAGGACGAAATTCGAGACGGAAAAACGTATACAGCCGGTATGTGGCATTGTTTCGCTTGTGGGGCTTCTTACGACTTAAAAACTGGCATTCAGAAAGTACTCGACAACTCTAAAAGCTCATCAATGTCAGCTAATGCATGGCTAGAGCAAAACGTCCCTGGGTTTGTCGCAGATACGTCTAGTTTCGATTATCTAGTCGACAGAGAGTCTGTTAAGAAGCTAAACAGCAAATTTGCGCTTGACTACTTGCGTAAAAAGGAAAACAAAACTCGAGAGTACGTTGACGAAAAAGAGCTTCAGTCATATAGGTACACTACCTCGTACATGTACGAGCGCAAGTTGACAGACGAAGTAATAGAGAAGTTTGATGTCGGCGTAGATTTAAATTATATACCAGATGGCAGAAAAAAGAAAGTCCCGACAATAACGTTTCCGGTTAGAGACAAACAAGGTCGCACTCTTTTCGTATATAGGCGTTCCATAGCTACAAAAGGGTTCTACATGCCTAAAGGCATAGAAAAGCCTGTATATGGTCTATACGAACTTCCAAAGCACTGTCAGTCTTTAATTCTGTGTGAGAGTATTTTCAATGCTCTGACATGCTATGTATATGGAAAGCCCGCAGTAGCACTCTTAGGGACAGGAACTCCAAAACAGATAGAGCAACTCAAGCTTTTGGGCGTCAATGAGTTCGTACTGGGGCTAGATCCTGACGAAGCCGGAAACAGAGGCTGTGAAAAGCTAAAGCGAGCTTTGTCAGATGTCGCTTTCGTTAGAAAAATGGAAATTCCTGCAGGTAAAGACATAAACGATTTGACAAAAGATGAGTTTTACGAATCATACGAATCGAGGATTTAGAGAGAATGGAAGTTATCGTTGGCAACTATCGTATACGCCCATACCGCGGAAACACGTGCTGGCAAATTGACAAAGGCTACAAGAACAAAGACGGAAGTGTTCAATATGCCCCTATCGAAAAGTACCCGTGCAGCATTAGTCAAGCTTGCAAAATTGTTTTTGAGCTCAACCTTAGAGACTCTGTATCGAGCAAAGACAGCTTTGAAGGCGTTCTAGAAGAAATTAACAAGCAAATTGACGACATTAATGCTCAACTCGACAAGATAAATGATGCCGCTAACGCCTTCTATGCAGAGAAATATAAAACTAAGATTGTAGACAAAAATTCTCCGAAAAGTAAGTAAATCACTATTGACATCTGGCTGTCTCATATTAATATTATAGATACTATCTGCTATCAATGACTATCAACATCGTTAAGGAGACATCAATGCCAGTGTCGTCAGCCGCTTTCTACGAGACGTACTCTCTCTATCGCAACGCACTCAAGTTCGACAAGTCTAAGCCGTATACCTACGAGACTTGGTCTCGTCTCGACCCGTCTTACAAGTGCGCAGCTCTCTACTGCAACTTCTTCGAGCAGATAACTCTTGCTTGGTATAAAGTTGCAACGACATGGAACTCAGACGTTGACGGAGTCGAGGAAGTTCACAAATATCTTCTTAAGAATGTCAAGAAGATTGAAGAAGATCGTCTTCGCTTTCGTCCTCAGTATATTTATCGCGTCGCTTGGAATTGTTTTGATTGTATGATTCCAAAGTGGGTTCCTCGACTCCAGTGGCTTATAGATCACGAAGCTAACAACGAGATCACAGACGGAGAAGGCAATACTTCGAGTGTGTTTGACTTGATGTCGGACGGTAAGTTTTTCGATCTTCAAGAGGAGTCAGACTCTAACATGCGTCAAGACGTAACAGATGAGTTAGACGAAGGTACGTGCCTTTATATAGACTATGTGACGGGATCTATTTCTGAGTTCGAGCTTCTTAAATCTCTTAAAGCAAACGGTCTTATTGAAATGCCGATTCGGGGCAAGGTTGCTAGAGAGTCTGCTATGTCTACCGTAAAGTCTATGTACGACTGGAAGGTAAAGCGATTTATCCTCGAGCACATGAAGGATACGTACGAAGAGTTCACTTCGTGTATAGCAGACAAAGACGCTGACTTCTTGAAGAAGAGCGACGCTGAGCTTGCAGACGATGTCCTTTCCGGGAAATATGGATCTTCTGAAAAAGAAATCCGAGAGGCTCTCGACTTTCGTTACAGCGACGTAATGAATGTAGTTTCGAAGAAAATGGAGCTTCTGAGCAAACAATAATCGAACTTTCGTTAGAATACATATACCGAGGGTGACTAAAAGACAGTTACTTCACATAGAATATATTTAACAACTGTCTTTGCTATTTCCCCTCGGTATTTTTATGTATAATTTAGTGTCTAAAAATATTTGACCGCAACTTAAATATTTACCATACGCCCAATGTCGTCAACATATAGAAAGGCGCGTGGTACTATGTCAATGAACGGCATAGACATTTCTAGCTATCAGTCAGGCATTAACGTTAAGTCTACGGGTGCACAGTTTGCAATTATGAAAGCAACTGACGGAGTTCGATTTGTAGATAAAACTTGCGATTCTTTCGTACAACAGTGCAAGCGCGACGGAATTTTGTGGGGATTCTATCATTTTGCTAACGGCATACATAAGTCGTCTATGAAAGAACAGGCTCAGTACTTCGTAAACAATTGCAAGAATTACTTCGGTGAAGGCATTCCGTGCCTTGACTGGGAAGACTCAGACGAAAGGTACGGTGGGGCAGTTATCAAGTACGGTCCGTCAGCTGCTAAAGAGTGGCTAGACGAAGTT